CTTCCTGTTTGACTTTTAGCAGGTATCTTTAAATACTCTTGCATTGAAATACGTTCTAATTGTATGTCTGTACCACTACGGTTTGCTACAGCCTCAAGAACATCAATTGTTGCAGAGCCAAGAGCAAAGGTAGTTACACTTGTTGCAAGAGTAACTACAGATGTATTAGCAGTCCATAGCATAACACCACGGTTCTGCCAATCTTGAAGAATAAGATTAATAGAACGCCGTGCAGATTTAGGTTCATGGCCTAGAGTTTCCTCACCACCAATCATCTCTAAAGCTTCTTGAATAATTTCATCAATGTCCATTGAGAAATTATATGTACCTGAAGTAGCCATACTTATTTACCTTTTGCTAACATTATTGCCATTTTTTGACCAGCTTTATTTTTAGCATTAGATGATAAATTTTTAAAATGAACAACAGGTTTAGAAGATTTATTATGTGTTTTACCTGTATGAATACTTCCATCTGGCATTTTATGAACTGAACCCTTATAAAGATTACCAGTCTTTGTAAAATGTAACATACCTTTTGCCATTTAATATAACCTATTCTTTCTCTGCTTTGATTGGGTTGTAGGCTTTTTCCCATTCTTCTTTATAGAAGTCTTTGTCAATCGTTTGATTAATCCGGGCTTCATAACCTGTTGACCAACTGCGCCACGACTTATAGCCATTAGTAAAGCCTATTAGAACCTGACCCAATTTTGCCACCAGCCTTTTTACGTTGGGCTTTAGGCTTTGATTTAGGTAGAGGGATATCTGCACTCTTACCTTCAAGAACCATATATCCATCAACAACTTTGTAACGCGGAGCGTCTGCGCTACCTGCCATACCTGCTTCATTAATATCACCAATCTTTACTTTAGCCATTACTTATTTTCCTTTACCATATTTCTTATGTCGTTGAGTTTTCGGAGGACTTTTAGCCGATTTGCCCGGCCCAGCCCAAAGTACCTTATCGGCCCAATAAGCAGCACTAAGCTTACCACGTTTGATATTTTTAGCATGGCGGCTTTTAAAAGACGACCTAGCCGTTGGAGAATAGTTATGCCCATATCCTTTTGCTCCGTAATGAATAAGTTTAATTGTGTCTCCCTCTTTTGCAAGAACCATTCCTTTCTTTTCTGGACGGTCTGACTTACGAGGTTTATTAAATCCTGTAAATTTTTTACCACGATACTCTATGCCTCCTGATGGCAGACGCTTAACTCCGGGATATTTAGAAGAAGGTGCCATTACTTTACTTTCCTATATTTCTTTACTTTCTTTGCGACAGTTTTAGGCTGCTTAACAAATTGCTTTCCTGCTTTTGTTCCTGCTCTTTTTGCTGCCGTAGTTTTTTGGTATTCCTTGGCTGATAATGCTTTAACTGCCTTTGCTGGTAAGTACCGTTCTCCGGTAGCCTTTGGACCCTGAGTAGACGGTTTACCACTTTTGGTTGTCCACTTTTGTTTTGTCCAAGCCTTCAAACTCCTCTGTGGTTTTTTTAAAGCCATATTCAAACATTCCTTATTATATCATTACATTAAAGCATTCGCAACAGAAACCATAACCATAATAATTAAACCAGCACCTAGTGCTACAATACCTGCTATAATAACACCTATTTTTATATTATCCATTAATTCATTATGTTTTTTTATTGCTTGTCTTTTAGCTGCTAACGCTGCTTCTTTTGCTTCTTGTATTCTTCTAGCCCTTTCTTCTACAATACTTTTCCAAGTACCCGGACCAAAACGTAAATCAATTAATGTTGCAACCTCTTGCATTTTTTCTTTAGCAATACGTGCATCTATTGTTTCTCTGGCTACACTACTGACACCAAACTGGTCTACCATACCTACGCCAGATTTCTTAGACCTTTGTTGTTGTACTTGCTTTTCACCATCAAATAGTTTATCTACATAGTTAGCAATGTCACCAATGTCATTGGCTGTTCCTATTGCAGTTTTAATTCCATCTACTGCACTTTTTACTAACGCAATACCTGCTAAAGTTTCTGCAATCATATTATCTTCCTAACTTAGGTATTGGTTTACAAACTGCCGTTATGTTTAATCTTCTATTATCTCCTGCAGGTACAGAGCGTTGATTGGATAATCTTTCTGCAAAATATAAACATCTGTCTACATCTATAAATCTTTGTGTTTCATCTATCTTTGTTGCCCCTATATAGACAACAAGGACAAACTCTATCACTTATAGCCGCCACCTGCGGCTTTATATTCTTTAGCTAACATCTGTGCTTTACGTGCAGACCATTGCCCAGATGCACCGCCCTTACTTCCAGATTTAATCTTTTCAAATAATCTTTTACGCATAGTAGGTTTAGTATAGTTACCTGCTTTATTAACAGTAGATTTAGATGTAGACCTTTTTTTACCATATAAAGGAGTAGTTGTTGTTAGACTAGGTTTAGCAACAGAACGTCCAGCAGCTAACTTTTTAGGTTTAGCTTTACCAGCTTTGGATAAGGAGATAGCCACAGCTTGCTTCTGTGGCTTACCTTCCTTTTTAAGAGTACGAATGTTTTTGCTAATGGTTTTAGCTGAACGTCCTTTTGCTAATGGCATTGTAGAGTTCCTTTACTTTTTAGGTCTACGTGCTGCGCCAAAGCCTTTGACCTGACGAGCAACTACACTACCACCATGTTTACGTTCTACAGGCTTACTAAGACGTTTCTTTTTAGCAGCATTTAGTTCCTTACGTCCAGCTTCCATATTACCCTGCTTACCTGCTGCTGCAGCCCTTGCAGCGGCTGAACCAGTACCACCATACATTTTCATATAGGCAGCACGTTCTTCAGAAGAACCCGGAAAGATATTACCCTTTGGTCCAAAACCTGTATTAGGACCTGCGCTAATACGTTTAGTTGCACCTTTCTTAGCCGACCCACGAGTAGATGGTCCAGAAGATTTAGGCATTGCTTTAGGTGTAACCTTTGGTTTAGATGGAGGTGTAGGTTTTGACTTAGGTAAAGGCATAGATTTAGGAGCAGCTTGTGCCTTATCTTTTTTATTAAGCATAGCACCTCCAAGTCCAATTGCACCCAATCCAATAGCAGTACCTAAAAGACCCTTGTTAATTTTAGAAGGAGTATCTACTGGTGGAGTTATTTTACTACGCTTTGGACCTGCAATACGTGCTTGTGGTGTACGTGTAGCAGATTTCATAGTGCTGCCTACTTTAGTACCACCACCTGTTACTGCACGTGAGCCAGTGACAGGAACCAATGCAGTACCAGGTTTTTTAGTCATAGCTGTGGAAGGTGCAGTAACTACCGCTGTAGATTTTTTACGACCTGTAGTACGACTAACTTTTGGTTTAGCTTTTAGTGTAGGACGTGTTGCTTTAATAGGTGGTGGACTAGCTTTAACAGTTGCACGACCCTTACCTGCAGTAGGTACAGAAATTTTTGGCTCTGTTGCTGTTTTTTTACGACCAGTAGTCCGTGAAATTTTTGTATCCGGTTTTAAAGAAGGACGAGTTGCTTTAACAGAAGGACGAACTGGTCCTGTTTTTGTAATATTTTTTCCTAGCCGCTTTACAATTTTATCTTTATTTTTTTTAGATAAGTTTGAAAACTGAGAACCAACTAACGATTCTAAAATTTCAGTTAATGCTTTTACTTTAGCCATTGTTTTAGCCTTTCTTTGTCATAGCTTTGCCGTAACCACGTAGTGCTGCACCGCAACCTACACGCTTACCAGATTTCATTGTCTGTTGTTTTGGCATTACAATGTCCATTTGCTTTTCAATCATAGACTTTGGTTTCTTTTTGGGTGCAGGTTTTTTATAAGGCATATTTTTAGCTGGAGTCGTCATTGCTTTTCTAATATCTTTTCTGCCAGACATTCGTTTTAATTCTGCTGTTTTTTTCATTTCAGGTGTTTTAGTGCCTACCTTTTTACCTGCTTTACGGCGAACACCTGTCTTAGGGTCACGCTTAGTAAGGCCAAGCATATCCGCAATCTCTGATTTAGATAGGCCAAGTTCTTTTACCATTTTATCAAAATCTGTTTTACCGCCCTTTACGGTTTTACCAGATGCCATTTTCTTTTTGTACATTGTACTTTTTCCTTTCGTACTCTTAGGACTCCCGCCCTTTTTCATTGTTAATTTTATTCCAAGTTCAGCTAAGTCTACCATGTCCATTAAGTTAGCAGGACTAAGCCCATAACCAATACCTACTTTTTTAAGTGTATCTTTTATTTTCTTTGTATCATATGTTTTAGTTTTATATGTCTTACCAGCCATTACTTCATCGCCTTTCCAAATCCACGAAGGGCTGCACCACATCCACGTACACGTCCACCCTTTTTATATTTACGCCCCTGTCCACTTGGTTTTGTCATACCCGGACGTTTCTTTTGTGCCTCTTTAAGTTTGCTTAAAGAAGAAGGATATCCTTGACGTGCAAGTTTACGTGCAGTAGAAGCAATGTTCTGTTGCTTTGGTAATTTAGGAATGCCTTCTCCTTGACCAAGAACTTCAGAGATTTGTTTGCTAGTCAACTTAGGTGTAATGTTCTTTTGAATAAAGTCCATTCTTTCACCCTGAGACATTTCTTTAAATGCTTCACGCATTTCTTTACGTGATGCAAACTCTGTTCCCGCATCCTTAGAAACCAAAGGAGCATCTGCACCTTCGTACATATACTTTTTAGGATTTTTAACTATTGTATCAATATCACCTTTTTGTACAAGTTTTAAACCTTCTTCAGTAAAAGTTTGTTTGCGTGTTCCTGTAGGTGCTTTCTTTCCTTTACCCCCTGTACGTACTTCACGAATCACACGAGCCATTAATGAACTGCGTTCTTTCTTTTCATCTGGGGAAAGTCCTGAAGTATCCTGTTTACCTTTTTCACGCTTTAGCTTTTGACCAAGAGTAAGTTTAGGCTTGGCTGCTTCATTTTTAAGAAGCTTCTGACCACGGTGTTGTGGACCACGAGTACCAGCAAGCTTTGCACGGCTTTCTTGTGCTTTCTTATTTTTAGCTAAACGTTGTGCTGCGGTCTTACGTCCACGCTTACGGCCTTTAGGTTTTGCCTTAACAACACCTTCCACAATCTTACTTATGCCTTTAATGATTTGCTTTTTCATTAGTTACTCCCCGGAATGACTGGATTGTCTGCACCTGCAGGACTTGTTGCAGTTTCCATATCGTCCCTTCTAGTGCGTCTTGCTTGGTTACGAAGTGATTCAACTGATTGCTGATAGCGTTGTTCAAACAGTTGGCTAGTCTGGTAGTCTTTCATAAAGACCATTGCTTCTACCATAGAAGCATTAAACAAAGCATCATAACAATAATCACTAAAATAATTATTTTGTGTTATTGATGTCAATGGTGTCGGCTGCGCTACATATACAATACTAGCACTAATAGTTTGTGCAGGTGTAGGTGCTAAAAGAATTTTTGTATTATCTACTCTTGCATAATAATTTACAATATCATTTGTACTTGCGCTTACAGGCCAGTAGTCACGAATAAATTCATCTGTTCTTTGTAAAACTTGGAATGTTTCCCCACCTAAATCATAATTAATATTTTTAATTGTACGAGTACCTACTGGTAAAGTAAAACTATTATCATTAATATTAAAGGTAACAGCAGTGGTTTGCACTAGACCATAGTCATCTAGTACACGTGTCAGACGTTCCTCTGCTCTACCTACAATTTTGGGAATATAGTTAAGAAACTCAGTGCCATCATTTTCTGTGGCAGCAATTAAGTCCTCAACTAAATATGTATAATTAGCCATAATAAATTGCTACCGTTGCTGTAGAAGTTGGCGCAGAAACTTTGACTGGACCTACTACACGGATACCAAAATCAGGAATCATAATGTCTCCTGCATCTGTATTAGTAGTTCCAACAAATTTAATATTGCTGCCACGAACATTACCATAGTCATCTGTTTGATTGCCAGTAACGGTAAATGTACCTACACCAGAATAAGTAATTCCTTTAATGCGAGTATCTGCAACTGTAGTATTTGTGGTTGTATCCAGTACAGCACCGCTGCCTGTTACGAAACCCTGTCGTATATTTGTAGCCATTGTAACCTCATGTTGTTAATTAGTTAGTTATTAGTTTTTTGACTATTCCTATTATACATAAAAAAAGAGGAATACGAAATAGTATCCCTCTTCTTTTTTTAAGTTTTTATGATGTTGCTAATTAAGCACCATCTGAACCGAAGAATGAACGCCAGTCGGACCAACCGAATGAATAACGCTCACGTGCCTTGAACCGGAGGTTACCAGTGTCAAAGTCAGGCTCCATTTTAGTTTGGAGACCAGCACGTACAAACATTTTTGCACCGTTTGGACAATCGGTTTTTAGGAACCAAGCGTCAGTGTCTGTAAAGCGGCGGTTCACGTAGAAGCCACCCGGTACAAGACCCTGATTACGGATTGAGTTGATGTTGTTTACATTGGTTGCACCATTAGCAGCAGTAGTTGGGTTTACACCAATTGCTGTTGACAATGAACTGTTCAGAATCTGGTCAGCAGTAAATGCGAGGTCTGAAGGAATATGCAAAGACTTAGCTTGCAGACCAATCAGAATACCACGGTCATCTTTTGCTTTTGAAATTGAAATCAGTGCAGACTCAAGTGAAGCTTCTGACAAGTCAGTAGCACCAATGTAGTTTGACTGATTACCAGCACCAATGGTTGGGTGTGATGCAGAGAACAATGGAACACCATCGCCACCTACATATGTAGCATTAAAGCCGTTGTT